GTTACCGCCTGATTCTTCGCCTCAACCACGATTCCTCCGGAGGCTGTTAGATAGACGCGCTTGCCGTCCTGGCTGTAGAGCATCGACTCACCCGGCGCCAGGCCTGTCGGTCTGGACGGCTGATGCACTGTCCCGAGAACGACGCCGTTGGACCGATCGCCGCCGAGAAATACGACAATGGCATCTGATCCGACTGGCGGATTCGATGCATGCCCGAACTCGCCGACGCGCGGCGTGTTATCGCGCGTCTCCAGCGCATTCAGCTTGACCTGCATCATCTGGACGCCGCCGGAGTCATTGACCGTCGTCACCAGCGCACGGGCGAGCGAGAGAAGAATCCGCCTCGATACTCGCTCAACGATTCCATGAATGTCCATCATTGCTGGGAGACTGGGCCGGTTACGTCGGAGAATTGCTTCTGGATCAGGATCGGCTCAGGCCTGAATGCCTGCGGCTTCATCAGCGTCAATTCGGCGTGCGTACCGTCGAGGCCCAGGTGATACGTCACCTCGGCAATGAGGTAGCGCATTGGAATCGTGCCACCCTGGTTGGCAGATACCTTCAGCGAAGGGATTAGCACATCAATCAGACGGTTTGGCTCCCATAGGTTGCCGTCCACATCGCGCCAGTTGTCAACCACCAGGCGGACGACTTCCGACCGGCCGGCGCGTCGCGCGATTTCCCAGTCGGCCCGCTGCTTTCCGACGGCCCAACCCAGTTCCCCAGCCTCGGAAATGATGATTCGCGGGCGATAGCGACTGACGTTTCCGTCAAGCGCGTGGTAAATCGGCTGGTTGACCGCGTTGAGGTCCATAAGGTTGTTCGTTCCGCTCATTGCGCAGCCAATATCGGAATATCGCTGATCCATCGAGCGCTCGACAGACGCGCTCTCCAGATTCACCCCCTCCTCCACGCCGCTTGCCATGGCTGTGTCGCTGGCTTGGGTAAGAATGAGGTCGCCATAGCGGTCTTCATATACGAGCAATTGGCTGAATCGCGCCGACCGTTCGATGATCTCGTAAGCCGTTTCTCCCAGCAGGATGTTTTGCTGCGGGATAATTGTCAGTCCATCAATGTCGCATTTGACGGTGATGCCGAACGGCTCGGCCAGCTTGGTGGCGATGTCCAGCGCCGTGCAACTGCTGATCTGCCCGCTCGGCCACTCAGCCGCACAATCCAGAATGTCCTGACACTTCCCCCGGCCCATTACGCGAATCTCATGCATGTTCGCGTTGATGCTGGGTACGACACGATCGATATAGCCGGTCACCACCGAATCGCCGCCGATCGTTAGGACAAACTCATCGCCAGGCTGGACCACAAAGTCGTTGGCTTGGCCAGGAAATAACTCTGTCATGCCCAACTCGAAGTCGCTGGGAAATCTTTCAATCCCCCGAGTGCAGCGCAGGCTCGTCCAGCCCGCGAGCATATAATCCCCGATGGACAGCAGGATTTCGTCGTCTGTCATGGGGTATCAATCCACTCTTAGCCGAGGTTAACGAAAATGAAAAGGCTCGCTTTGCTATGCGCCGCCCTGATTTGCGCGCCCATAGCAACTCATGCTGAAGACACCGTACCCACCATGGTTGATAGTGATTCTGGCGGGTCCACCTACAACACGACAGCCCCCGCACCGCGCCCGGCCGAGCCGATTCCACGGGTCGAAAAGCCTTTCGTGCCGGCAAATGATCTGTGCACGTCAACAACGTTCCTGCCTGCGGGCGAGGTAGATCGACTGGTCGCTGGCCCGGACGGCACGCTGAAGCTGAAGCGCTTCATGATTACGTCCAAATGCGTGAATGGGCACCTTCAGTCGAGCACGAGGCGCCTTAACTAACCATTCACTCAGCCAGCGCCCGGAAAGTCGTTTGCATAAATGCCGGATGCACAGGGTTGGCCTGCGCGACCAATTCATCGCTCCTCGTTGCGTCCCGGTACAGCCGGTTCGCCAAGGTCAGTGCGGGCATCGTGTTTCCGAAACTGAAGGCTGCGACCGAGGCCAGGCCAGAGCCGCGCGCGTCCAGGTCAGCGACAACCGATTGACGTAGGGCCCTGAGCGCCATATAGACACCGTCTTCACCCTGGTTCGCCGCGATGGTGATCTCGTTGTCGAGCAGCGCTGTAATGCTGTCGCGCGTCGCTGATGCATCGTCCGCCGATGTCGGTTGGTACGATGTCGCCGAGGTCGCAATCTGGGCCACTGTTGCCCGCCTGAACAGATCCGCGCAGCAGTTCTGCATCGTCGTCTGAGCGACTGCCACCTGTGACGAGCCGACGACAGGTGTGGGGACGTACGTCAGCAAACTGGATAGCAGCCGAATCGCGTCGGCCGGCGACGCAGCCGACGCAGCCAAAGCGGCCACTACGCCTTGGGCAGCATTCGCGAACGTCGTTTGGTCCGTGCCCACGTTGGACGCCGCCGCAGTGAGAGCGCTTCCAGCAGTCGCCACCGCAGCACGGTTCACCGTATCGGCCGAGATCAGGCTCGCGGCCGTCGCCGTGCTTGCGGCGCTCTGGTTTGCGCCCGCATAGCCGGTATTCCCTCCCCCGAACAACCGACCGAAATTGCCGGCCAGCGTGGAAATGGAGTTCCAGAACCGCTTGACGTCGTGAATTAGCGTGGTGACCGCCTGATACCATCCAATCACCGTCGACACGGCCGACTGGATTACCTGGGCGCCGGCAATGACCGCGCTTGCGATTCCCTTGACGAAACTCAGTAGCGACGCCGCATTGAGCGCCGACGCAGCGTCCGAGACTGCGCTAGCTGTCGGCTTTTGCGCCTGCGGGTAACGACGATCCCCGCCAAGGACGAATACGAACCGCACCTCGACAACGCGGCCGCGGTCCCATGAGGTGCCAAACTCCACCTCCATGCAGTTCGCTTTGATCGTCCCCCAGGTTGGGTGGACAAGCGTTCCCAAGCCAGTGGCGTTTGTCTTGCCGTTCTTGAACCCGGTGATCTGATTCAGCAGCCTATTGCGCTGAAGTAAGACCGAGCCGCCACCATAAACAAGGCTATTCTCAACCAGAAACCCGGTCACCCGCATTACGCTGGTCTGGATCCCCAGATCCTCTACCCACGGGCGAGTCTCCTTGTTCGGGTACTCATGTACGACAGAGCGCCGGCCAAACGTGCCACTTTCCGCAAGCACAGCGAATGGCACGCCGTTGTAGCTCGCCGGGCGAAGCTGGCTCCAGTAGCCGCTTCCGCCATTAAACAGACTCGCAAGGTCGCTGGCCGCCTTCGCAACGCCGCCAATACTGCCGACGGCATTGCCGATCTTTGCTGAAAAGCTCATACGGACGGCCCTGTTACGTTGGCATTCCCGATTCGCACGGATGCGCTCACATTCCCAGACGTCTTGGCAGACGCCCTGGTCCCAGCCGGGGCATTAGCCAGTACGATCTCAACTTGCACCTTGCCAGCATCGCCACCACCCGAGACAGGCGCGCCGCCAGGCTGGTTCGCCGCTACAATCGGCGTCGATTGCCCTGCGTATAGGGATCCGCCGCCCATCTGCGAGCGAACCTTGGCGATGTAGTCCCGCGTTTCCTTGGGGGCGTTCTGCAAGCCCTTGGAATTGACGTTGCCCTGCCCCCAGTTGTACCCAGCTAGCGCCTTGTCCAGGTCGCCTCCATTCGCCTTCAGCAGATCGCTGTACATGCGCGCAGCGCCCGTCGCGGATTGCTTCAGGTCATACGGATCCGCAACGCCATACTGCCGAGCCGTTGCATCCATGAACTGGAAGTGACCCTTTGCGCCTGCCGGCGAATTCAACCTCTGGCCGCGCGAGGACTCCGTGTTCCAGACGCTATCCAGAAGGCCGGCTGGCAGCCCGTACTGCGACTCCAACTTTGAGAACAGATCCTTCGATTCCGTGGTCGACTTGCCGCCGCTCAAGCCATACGCGATTTCCGAGTTCGACTTGCCCGACAGGCGATTGATGCCCGCATTCAGGAAATCGAGAGCCGGCAGGCTGGCGGATGCCGCCCACCAGTTGCCGGCCTTTACATCGGCAGCGCCCTTATTTTGGTCCGTATCGGGCAGGCCGGCCGCCTTTGCGACCTTGAGCCCACCCCATGCAGCGAGCGCAGCGACAGCGGCCGTGCCAAGCGCGCCCAGCGAGCCTATTGCAGCCGGAACCGTGGCCGTGGTCAGGAGCGCAAGATTCGAGATCAGGCTCAGAACGCCAGCAATCGGCCCCGCGAACGAGATCGCCGCGATGGCGATAGCGATGCCCTTCACGCCGCCGATTGCATCCACGAACTTTCCAACGGAATCCGC